TTCTGCAAGACGTGTCTTAATCTGTGGCCAAAACTCATCTAGGGTATAGTCCCTCTCTTTTTGAATCGGTTTGCTGTTTATCTTTCTTAGTTCTTCCTTGACTTCATCAGTAAGCGTAAACTCAATACTTCTTGTGCTTAGCCACTTGGCGTTCTCAAGATGTATCTTGAATAGATTCCCAACCTTCTTATTTGCCTCCCAATCGTGTTCTACAAACTGCTCAGCCATCTCGCGTGACGGGCTGGTAGAGACAAAGGGCTTTCTATTGTCAATCGTGGTGTCCTTCTTAGCCTGACCTCTATAGACAATCCTACTTGTAGTTGACCCATACTTTTTGATGATATCTCCAATCTCCTTTGCATTATTGCAGTTGTAGTAGATTGCGATATAACAGACCAGTACCGCTTCTTCTCGCGGTGTAAGTCTCATTACTTACGGCTGCGACGAGTTTTGCGCCGCCGAGTCTTCCTACGGCCACCACTCGGGTCTCCTTCCTCTTCGGGGTTCTGTCCTGAATCAACGCTGGCTGGAAACTGCCGAGCCAACAGCTCGTAGAGTTGAGACTCATCGTACTCGCCAATCTTGGCCAAAAATGACTTTCCCTTGTAGACCTCAACATCATCTTCTGTAATCGTGATACTCAGCGTGGGGTCGGCAGACGTCTTCAGAGTATATTTGCCCTCCTCCTTTTTCACTGAGAACGCACCACCCGACGGCAAGGCTAGCTGGGATGAACCGTGAGTAATAGAAAGTGCAGTCTCAGTATCGCTGGGGATCGTAATTTCCCACTTACCAGCCGAAGCACGGAAGGGAAGCATTACTTATGACGGCGACGAGTTTTCCCGCCCTTGAGTCCACGCTTCTTGAGCTCCTTCTGCTGAGCCATCAACTCCTTCAGCAGCTTCTTCTTGGTCGGGTGACTGAGAACCTTAAACAAATGATGATGCTCCCGAAGGTAGTCCTTCTTACGCATTGTGATTAGTCTGCCGCCACTCCAGTCCTTGATTTTATTAAAATTGTAAATGTCAGCCCCCATCTTATCTGTCTGTTTTCTGAGTTCTTCAAGACGAGGAGACCCAGCTTTTCCAATAATATCACCTTCCTTTTCTCCAAACCCTAAGATAAGCTTTGTTTCTGTTCTAACGTCACCTCCTCCTTCCTCTTCAACCTTATCATAAAACTCTTTTAGTAGAGCTAAATATCTCTTGCGATCCACAGCTGACATTTAGTTATTACGACGAGTTTTCTTCGCACGACGCTTGTATTTACGAGTCTTGCGACGTCTACCAGCCTCCTGAACCGGAAGAGTTGAATCTAACTTTGCGATGTAACGAGTAACTTGGTTGGGTTCAATTGTTTGCCTGGTATATGGGTTTTTCTTTGGATTGAGTGCGTTGTACGTTGCTTCAGTGTAATACCGATGCTTTGCACGTTCCCCATGAAAGTCAACCATACGTGTTCCATCGGGAATTGTAGCCATTGAAATAATATCCTCCTGTCCCGCAGGGATTTTGATTTCAGGAGCATCCTCTGGGATAGGCGCGGGGATAGGCGCGGGGAGGAAGTTGGGGATAGGCACGGGCCAGTGCGCGGGGATAGGCATTGGTGGTTGAACGTTAACCCTAGTTAAAAGGATAGCCCTGACTTCTGGTTTCAGACCCATAGCATCAATTACTGTAAGATTCATAAGCTGTTCATACGGAAGCCATCTCTCCCAATACTTAAATGCCCTAACACCGTCACGCCCAAGGTCGCCGTGATATTCATACGTAAAAGGGGGATGCGGGGGCTCGGGATTATTACCCCAGTCCCACATCAGAACATATTTAGCAATTTCCCATTCCGCTGCCTCGGAAGATGCTTCATCATTATGCATTCCGAGAAGCTGCATGGCCTCCAGAGCATTCATTGCTTGAGCTTGCTCTGTAGTAACTTCCCATAGCCGCACCATTTACTTATGACGACGACGAGTTTTCTTCGCACGACGCTTGGACTTCTTTGTCTTACGACGTCCACCTTCAGCAGGTGGCTCTCCAGCGTCTTCCTCAATGTCAAGAAAGATTTCTTCTTTTGAAGTTGGGGGTTGGTTGGTGAGTGGATTTGTGTTTCTTGTTGTAAGCCACTTGGCTAACCCGTCGTTATCTGCCAAAAAAATCATCGTATCTTTTCCATCTAAACGAAAGGCCCTATCTCTGTTTTTCATACGCTTTGAGGTAATTGGGTCGTCCCAGCCCATCTGCGAGCGCTTAACCTTTTTCCTAGGTATATTAAGGATCTTGATACAATTAATCACCGATTTATGCGCATCGTTAACTGTCCGAGCGTATTTGAGAACCGCGCCCCCAAACCGATGACTCCCATCGTAAAGAGGATCAATAACCCTTAAAGATTGGTTTAATCCATCAAAAATCATGTTGTGAATATCATTGGCATCAGGATGCTTCAAACTTATAACGTAGGCAGTGTGACTACTCTGTATGCGAGCAATCATATCCCTCTTGACCTGCGACCATAACAGCCCTGCATCCCCTCCCCCTATCGTTGCAGGTAGGTCAGGAAATGTGTTAACTGCATCTTGAAAGCTCTTTTCAGCATTCTCACAACCTTGGGGGACTGGCATTTACTTATTGCGACGACGAGTTTTCTTCGCACGACGCTTGGTCTTCCTTGTCTTACGACGTCTACCGGCCTGCTGAACTGGAAGAGTTGAATCTAACTTTGCGATATAACGAGTACTTAAACAGACGTTATGAATTGCCAACTAAGGTAATCGCATATTTTGCGCCATATTAAGTCATGAGCGATCAGGCGGTCACGAGACTTCAACAGAGGAAAAAAGACCTTGTATTCATCCAAGTCCAGCAGCTCAAAGAACTTGTAGAGAATGTAGGAATACGAAAGGAAGTTCGTTCGGTCGTTGGGGCAATACAGCAGAAAGGGCGCTTGAATCTCCTGAAACATCGCACGGATCTTCTCCTCAATCTCCGGCGTAATCGTAGGAGGGGGATTCCCATTCAACCGACTCAGAATATGCGCACGATGCTCATAGTACTTTGACCTGTTCAGCTTCTTGAGAATCTGACGTATATCCTCCTCCGACAAATCAGCAATATTGTCAATTCGTCGTTTGCGAATCTCAAGCACAACCTCATTCATTACCTCCTCAGGAATGATGGTAGATTCCTTGGCTTGAAACTGGTTCAGAATCTCATTGAGGTGGTTGATCTTTTTGTAGGCATAGTTGTTTCGCTCCTTAGGAGGATCACGAAACGATGGGAAATCAGAAACAACCAGTGCATATTCCTCGGAACCGCAAGAAGGGCAGACAAGAATTCCCTCGGAGCTGATTTCCTCGCGGGCGGTATTACACGCAGAACAGTGTTCGGTCAATAGTTGTGTAGCCTCCGGACCATTACTCAACTTCATGCGGGCTACGTACTCATCAAACATCTGCTTCTTTGTCAGACCGTTATCAACGGCAGGGACATTTGCAGAGAAAAACTTCATAAATGTATTGGCATCCTTGGGAGCCACAGATGGAGCAGAAACGGTATCTTGCTTTCCGTAGTAATCAATCAGAATATCCATATTTTTCATATAGTAGTCCTGCACAGGGTTCTCTTGTGCGAATTCAGCTTCAAGTTCACGAATACGCGAATCAATCTGAGAGCATTTTACAATCTCGGACAAATCGTTGGAAATCGCGATTTGAGACCGCTGAATCCGAAGGGCTTCCAACTCGGCCCTAGAAACCTTTTGGTTTGATTCAGCGTTGACCATCCCCTGAACAATATCCTGATGAACGGAATCAAGCGTTCCCATCGACGATCCGTTCGTCCCCGGTTCCCGAACTTTTCTGACTCTGAAGACGTCCATTTACAAACTCCTCTGTCTGTTTCCTGAAGACTGTATTTGAGAACATGCATGGACGCTGCCTCTTCAACGCACGGAATGTTTCATCATAGTTCAGATGAAAGTTCTTAACAATATAGGTCAGAGCCAAAAAAGCCGAACGATTAATTCCACATTGACAATGAATAAAAACTGTCTTGCTACCCTTGTCACGTAAAAAGGTATACAACATAAGTTCAAATTTTGGATACCAGTCTAGAATGTTTACGAGGTTTGAATCTTCTGCTCTCAAGCAGATATATCTTGGTCTGTTAAAGGTTTGGAACCAACGGGGCGAATCATCGGGAAACGCACAGTTGATTACATGAGTGATTTCGTAGTGCCTCGCGAAGTCGGCGGTAAGCATCGCTCCCGCTCCAACCAGGATTCTCGGAAAGAACCATGCAGGGGGCTGGACCATATACTGCATTACTTATTCAGGATGTTTGTGTCTAATCTACCAGGACGTAGCGCGGTCGTGGCGACGCTCCTCCACCTCGGCCTCGGGACTATTGACTGGCTTCGGCGGAATAAAGGTCAGATAGATGTTGATGATTTCGCTATTCTCATCATAGTCCCACGAAGCATGAATGCACTCACCACATTCTTCTTGGAGTTGCTCCATAATAGGAAAGTTCTCAAGTGCCTTAGAGGCTTCAATGAGATGGTTATTCCACATGTCATTTCGCCTGAGAGTTGCTAAAATGAACGTGGGCTCCTCACCCCTGTAGATAAGATCGTAGAACTTCTCAAAGAGATTGGCCTTTCCTGCTGCTGTTATAAGCGAGGTTGTCATCTGTATTGCATAGGTTGCTTGTTGAACCTTCGCATCCTCGCGGGCGCGGGCGATCTTGATAGACTGTTCAGTAGAAAGGATAGGCATTTTATTACCTATTCATTTCTTGTCAAACTAACTTCCATTTTAACCAATCAAGCTAACGAAGAAAACATTCAGCATGTGGGCGATCACAACTGCTGCTCCAGCGAGAACTGCGGCTCCCTGGTAGCTGAGAACACCTCCTGACGTATACGCACTGGGAATGTACTGAAGCAGGAGATTACGAGGTGTGGAAAAGGACACAATAATGACCGCTAAGAAGAAGGAAATGTAGAGTGTCGCATGCGAAAACATAAATCGCATGGCAGGCAAACTCGGCTTGAAAGACGGGGCCATCTGACCACGTGGGTGGTGATCAGAACCGGAAACTCCGGCAATCGGGCCCATTGACTGAGGACCCTGGGGCGAGGGGAGGAGGGCATCAAGCGAGGTAGCGTCGGAGTCCATTGTTTATGAGGGAGACGGGATTTCACAACTGGCGTCTTCCACGCGATACTTGTAGCATTTTCCATCTACCTTGGTAGTTTTCTTTTCAATTTCAGGAAGAGGAATAGCAAGAGTCTTTAAGGTTATGTAGTCCCGATGAAAAATCAATACGGAAATACCTAAGCCAATTATGAATGAAAAAAAGGGAGCTGCACGTTCAATTCCCTTCGTGATATCGAGCATTACTTAACACTAGCAAGAAGATTGAATGAATCTGTTTCGCCTGAACACTCAACCTCCGACGAACGTAGTCTGACACATCCTGTATCTGTGTGATACACGGTAGGGTCATGTGGCTGTGGAACAAGCACTTGTTTCCTTGGAGGGGGCGCCATTACACATGCAATTAACATTCCAACAATTACGCCGGCTACGACCCAAGTAATCTGAATCATGTGGCTGCACTTATATTCGTCTTCCCAAAATAGTTCATGATCGCAAATCCAATGGGTGTAATGATAAGACCCGATGGAGGTAAAAAGACCGCGACTGCCGTAAGAGCGTATCCCAGGTACTCTTGTCCAACAAGAACGAACGTCCTATAGGTAACTACGACACTGAACGCATACAGCAGAGCTCCAAGAATAATCATCACAATCTTCCACACTTCAAGAACTGTTCCTGACATAGAGGGAAGGACCATCTTTGGGGCTTCTCCGATCTTGAGGCGCTGTCCGTCGGGGACCTGGACTGTTTGTTCGCGTCCGGAATCATCTACAACTGTCATGGTCAGCCGACGACCCTTCACAATATTTGCAGTCGATGCTTGTTCTGCCATCTTCCTTTGAAGAGTTGTAGATTCAGCTGTAGCCTTTCGTTCGTTCACACACTTTTCATCTTGAGCTCCACCACACTGTTCAACTGCCCATTTCTTGGCAGCCTCCTTGTCTGCATCTGTAAGATTAACGGTTGTAGGAGGGGACAGTGTGATTGCAGGAACTAAGCTTGTGTTGGCCACAACATCAAAATATCCAGCTTTTGCCTGGTCCTGCATGGCTTGAGTGATATCAGTGGCGGAGGTCTCATCGCCCCATGTAGCCTGTTTGACTGTTAATCCCATTGTTAATTGGCGAACACGAAATTCGCCAAGCCACTTACGATGCGTAAGAAGTTGATGGATTCCACGTAGACTCCAACGTTGTATGTGAACGTAAAAATCACGCCATCACCTCCATTTGTCTGAACGATGGTCACAAGTTGATCAGGAGTAAACAGTCCAATGTTGGCGGGAGGAATCACAACTGGGTTAGGACTAAACACACTAGATTTGAGAACGCATACCTGTGTCTGTGATGCAATTCCTACAGATGAAGGAACGGGTTGTTGGAGACCAATACGAAGAAGAACCTTGTTGAACTTGCTACCGTTCAGTGCTCCACTTGGCTGATAGACATCGTGATTCAGAGCGAATGAATAGGTATAGACTCCGGGGATTGTTGTAGGACTGGCTCCGGTTGTGTGCTTATAAGCCTGGATCAAGCCAAAATAACTGGGAGGTTTTGCAGAGAACCTCTCATTTCCATCAAGAAGAATGGTAGCCGTTGTCAATGTATCTTTCGGATATACAGATGTGATTTGCTGCTGTCCGGATGAATACAGAACAGTTTGAGATGTTGTATCCGCACTGACCGTTGTAAACGGGGCACGTTTAGGATTGTCCCAGTTTGTATAATTGTCCCAGTCGTTTGTCATAATCTTATCGGATCGCTGGCAGGAGAAGACGATACGTGTAACCAGGTTGAACATTGGAATCAGGATATCACTGTTCACACCAAACTGACCTTCAGCATTCACATAGTTCACTGTCTTGACCAAGAAGCTCTGATCTGCAGCGGCCAGCTGAGCCATCTCCATCTCTTCAAGATAGATGAAGTTTCCCTCCAAGTATGGATCGGGATAGAATGTGGTCAGTCCAGGATTTGTAGGATTTCCCTTATTATCAGGAGGAGACAGGAACTGCCCAATCGGATAGGCTGTTGGGGCGACTCGCTTTCCATAGGTAGGCGACAAAGGTGCTACATCAATCACGGTATAAAGGTGTTGAAGAGGGCGATAGACAACATTGATGTAAACATCTGAATTCTGCATGGAAACCAGTGGCAGGGCCAGTCCTGGGTTCTCAGCGAACCAAAAGTGGAGAGGAATCACCAGCTGACGAGAACGAATGGAAGGTTCAGGAACGGTTGTCATTGGAAGTGGGAGACCAGCTGGAGAGATACCGGCAATAGCATGAGGGTATTGATTGACACGGTCGTATGCATTTGCAGGGTCGTAGAGCTGCTTTACATTACCAACCATCTCATCCACAACAGATCGCCTTGTTCCATTATGGGTCATGTAGGAGTACATCTTGAGCCACTCTCCACGAAGAGTCTGAAGAACCTGGCCGTTTGCAGTAATTTCAACGTGGTCAATCAGATTGTATCCAATGTTAGAGACCCATTGAAATTCATAACCAATTGAGTTAGAATTAGGATCGTAACCAGTTGGGGGCGCAACACCTGCTCCGAGATACACGAGTGGCGAGTAAATATCGGGAAGTGTAATGACAAGGTATGTATCGTGAAGCATCTGCGCATAACGGTCAATACGACACGAAATAGTGCGTGTT